TGGTGCTAGGTACTTACAACCAAACCAAATATAAAATAATCACTCCCACAGCTGCAGCCCCCCTAAATCAGGCCCCACAAAAATAATTTACACTACGCCCCCTGTTTGATACATACAACACTATGGAAAACAAAACGGAGGTCCAACTCCAAACAGAATTATTGGAAGAGCAGTTAAGAAAGTTAAATCTAGCAGAAAAAAGGTTTATCCCCTTTGTCAAACACGTCTGGCCAGAATTTATTGAAGGTGATCATCATCGCAAAATAGCAAAGAAGTTTGAAGATATTGCCAATGGAAAGATTAAGCGATTGATCGTTAATATGCCACCCCGACACACTAAATCAGAATTTGCCTCCTATTTGTTTCCTGCGTGGATGGTAGGAAAAAATCCAAAATTAAAAGTAATACAAACAACACACACAGGTGAACTAGCAGTAAGGTTTGGTCGTAAGATGAAGAATCTTGTTGATCAAGAAAGTTTTAGACAAGTCTTTGAAGATTGTCGTATTGCAGCAGATTCCAAAGCTGCTGGTAGATGGGAAACAAATAAAGGCGGAGAATATTATGCAGCAGGTATCGGCGGTGCCATCACAGGTCGTGGTGCAGACTTACTCATTATCGATGATCCCCATTCCGAGCAAGATGCATTAAGTGACACGGCTATGGATTCCGCTTACGAGTGGTACACCTCTGGTCCTCGTCAACGTCTACAACCAGGCGGCGCAATCGTCATTGTTATGACACGTTGGTCCACGAAAGATTTGACGGGCAAATTGTTAAATGCACAATCAGAACCAAAAGCTGATAAGTGGGAGGTAATAGAATTTCCTGCAATCATGCCAAGCAACACACCTGTCTGGCCGAACTATTGGAAGTTAGAAGAATTAGAGGGTGTAAAAGCATCTTTGTCAGAATCAAAGTGGCAAGCACAATGGCAACAAAATCCAACTTCAGAAGAAGGATCTATTATTAAACGTGAATGGTGGAAGATGTGGGATAAGGAAGATATACCTGATTTGATACACATCATACAAAGTTATGACACCGCATTCAGTAAAAAAGAAACAGCCGATTTTTCTGCAATCACTACGTGGGGAGTTTTCTATCCTCCGTTTAAGGGTCCCCACCTAATTTTGCTTGATGTAAAAAAAGGGAGGTGGGACTTCCCTGAATTAAAAAAAATTGCGTTAGAGGAGTATAAGTACTGGGAGCCAGAGACTATCATCATCGAAGCGAAAGCAAGTGGCACCCCCCTAACTCACGAATTACGTCAGATAGGAGTCCCTGTCGTGAATTTTACACCAAGTAAAGGAAACGATAAGCATGTACGAGTAAACTCTGTTGCTCCCTTATTTGAAGCAGGAAAGGTGTACTATCCAGATAAAAGATGGGCAGAAGAAGTTATTGAAGAATGCGCCGCTTTCCCTTATGGTGAGCATGATGATTTAGTGGATTCAACCACACAAGCATTAATGCGCTTTCGTCAAGGTAACTTTATTAATTTACCAGATGACTATCAGGATGAACCACGGATCACGCAACAAAGGGAATATTATTAATGGCAGAAACATTTGACAATCCGTTGAAAAACTTACTTTTGGACAAAATGATTTCAGATGGATACTTTAAACGTGATAATTTGGATAAATCAACTATTCAAACAATATCAGATTTAAAAGATTCAGAGGTTCTTCAATTGTTAAAATCATTTGGTGTTGGACCAAAGATTGTCAAAAAAAATGGTGGTATTGTTCAAATGAGCAATGGCGGTGATGCGTTATTAGGTAAACTTGTACAAAATTTAAAGAACAAACCAAAATTAGGATCGACTACGGAAACAATGGCTGATGTCATTGATGCGTTGAACGTGCCAAGTGATACAGTTACAAAAAGACCTTCTTCACGTATTGCTAATATTTTAAAAGGATCAAATGTAGAAAGAACCATGGGCCCTGAACTTTTTGAAGTGTTTAAGAAAAAAGGATTATCTTCTGCTCAAATAAGAAACATTGTTAATGTACCAAATATCATGGACTATGAAGATGACTTTGATGGTTTTAACAAAGCGATGAAAAAATATCGGACCACGGCACTAAAAGGATTAAATGATAGTCAAATAGCAACAATCAAGAATTCAGGTTTCTTATCTGGTTATGCAGAACAAATGCGTAAAGATATTTTAGATAAAGGTGTAACGGTTGGTAAAGATGGAAAAGTTAAAGTAAAACCAAAATATAAAAATGCTATTACAATTAAAAATAATAAACCTGTTATTAGCACGGCTTTTCAAAATAAATATCTTGATGAGAATTTTGATTTTGTTTTTAAAACCAAAGGCACAGCTACGGGTGTAAAGAAACCAAAAATACAATCACAAGTTTATACAAAAATACAAGAGATTGGTAAAAAGACATTGAACAAAGCACAACAATTAAATTTAGATTTTGCTTTAGCACAAGTTGATAAACTTTTTAAAAGTGCTCCTGATAAGGCTAAGAAAATATTAAAAGAAATAGCAAAAGGCGTTAGAACGGGCAGACTTTTTATGGCTGGTGGTCCAATGACTTTCCTAGCCGAGAGTATAGCATCGGATCCAGAGTTTCAAAACATGCTTTTAAAAGCTGATCCTAATTTTGCTAGAACTCTTGGAGTAGATGTAGAGCCTCAGTTTTTTGAAAAAGGTGGTCCAGTTGATATGCCCGATCTTCGTGGTAAAGGAGAAATTTCTGATGAAAATTTAATGTTAATAGAAAAGGTGCTGACTAAAACGTATAAAGAAAAGGGTGGTCCTTTAAATGACAGTCAAGTAATACGATTAGCCTTAGAACTTGCAAAAGCAGACTCAATAGGTGACAAAAAAGTTAATTTTGGAGGAACCTCAGAAGACAATATTAATCTTCTAATTAATAGCATTAATATGATGCAAGGTTCTGCTTTAGAAAAAGCTAAAGCAACGGATAGTATTACAACAGCTGCAGAAGCAAAAGAAAGCACAAAAGATTTCATTACAAGAGGAATAAATAAATTAGGTAGAATGTTTAACTAAATTACAATAAAAGGGAGTTATGGCCATAGATAAAAAAATACAACCAGAAAATGCAGAGATAGAAATACAAGAGGAAGCTGTTATTGAAACACCTGGAGAATCTCCAGAAATAAATATTGAAATGACAGAAGATGGAGGGGCATTAATTAATCCTCCTTTAGAAGCGCCCTCAACAGATTTTTATGCTAACTTAGCAGAAGTTGTATCGAAAGATGAACTACAAAGAATTTCAAATAAATTATTAGGTGAGTTTGAAGATGACAAAGATTCACGAAAAGATTGGGAAGAAGGATTTTCAAAAGGTTTAGATCTACTTGGATTTAAATACGATGAACGCTCACAGCCTTTTCAAGGAGCAAGCGGTGTTACTCATCCACTATTAGCAGAATCTGTCACACAGTTTCAAGCACACGCTTATAGAGAAATGCTACCAGCAAAAGGACCAGTTGATGTAAACATTGTCGGCGAAGTGACCTTGGACAAAGAAGCACAAGCAGAGCGTGTAAAAGATTTTATGAATTATCAAATCACAAACGTGATGCAAGAATATGATCCTGAAATGGATCAGCTGTTATTTCATTTACCTTTAGCAGGTTCCGCATTTAAAAAAGTTTATTACGATGCTTCTTTAAACAGAGCTGTTGCAAAATTTATTCCAAGTGAAAATTTAGTAGTGCCATATAACGCTACTGACTTGATGACGGCAGAACGTATTGCTCATGTTTTGAAAATGTCTGAAAATGATTTACGTAAAAAACAAGTATCAGGTTTTTATCGTGACATTGATTTAAACCCTGGCATATCTGAAGAAAATCCAATTCAAGAAAAAATGGATAAGCTAGAGGGTGTGCAAAAAACAGATGATGAGTATGATTTTAATCTAATAGAGTTTCACGCAGAATGCGATATTGAAGGGTTTGAAGACAGAGATAGAAACGGAGAATCAACTGGAATCAAGTTACCTTATATTATCACAATTGATCAGAACTCAGGAGAAGTTTTATCTATATACAGAAATTACAAACCAGACGATCCGACTAAACAAAAAATACCTTACTTCGTACACTTTAAGTTTTTACCTGGTCTTGGTTTTTATGGCTTTGGGCTTATACATATGCTCGGGGGTTTATCAAGAACGGCTACCTCTGCGCTCCGTCAACTTATTGATGCGGGAACATTGTCAAACTTACCAGCAGGATTCAAGGCCCGTGGTCTTCGAATCAGGGATGATGATAATCCAATCCAGCCAGGAGAATTTAGAGACGTAGACGCACCAGGCGGTGCTATTCGTGATGGCTTAATGCCACTACCCTACAAGGGTCCTGATCAAACATTATTTCAACTATTAGGATTTGTCGTACAAAGTGGTAGAGAGTTCGCTTCTATTGCAGATCAAAAAATTGGTGATGGTTCACAAGCCAACCCAGTGGGTACAACAATGGCATTATTGGAACGTGGTTCACGGGTCATGTCAAGTATACACAAAAGATTGCATTACGCACAACATATCGAGTTTAAAATATTAGCAAGAGTGTTCGCTGAATACTTGCCACCAAGTTATCCGTACGCGGTTCGTGGTGGAGATAGACAAATTAAATTAACAGACTTTGATGATCGTGTTGATGTTATTCCTGTAAGTGATCCAAACATCTTTTCGATGACACAACGTATATCGTTGGCACAAACACAATTACAATTAGCACAGAGTAATCCCGATATTCATAATATTTACGAAGCATACAGAAGAATGTATATGGCTTTGGGTGTGGATGGTATAGACTCAATCCTCCCGCCTCCACAACCTCCTGTCCCTCTTGACCCAGGAAAAGAAAATTCATTCGCTTTACGCGGAACTCCCTTCCAAGTTTTCCCAGGTCAAGATCACAGGGAACATATTAATGCCCATCGTGCCTTTATGTCTTCTTTCTTAGTAAAAAATAATCCTCAAATATTATTAATTTTACAAAGTCATGTATCGGATCATATTTCACAACAAGCAAGAGAAGAAATTGAAGCGAAGAATGCACCACTCATTCAAGAACAAGCGATTAAGTTTGGTGGACAAGTACCACCAGAATTAATGCAACAGTTTCAAATTCAAAATGAAAAAGAAATTTCTGCTTTGGTGGCACAACGCACGGAAGAAATGGTAGCAGAAGAACAAGAATACTTAGAAGCAAATCAAGCAGATCCATTATTAGAACTTAAAAAGCGTGATTTAGATATTCAAGAAGCAGAAATTCAACGACGAGCTATGGATGATCAACAACGTCTAGAGCTAGATAAAGAAAAAATTAGTGAACAAGAAAATATTGCAAGAGAAAAAATACAATCGCAAGAAGATATTGCTCAATTACGAGCAAATGTAAACTTAGCAAAGCAAAGAGGTAGCTAATGGTTAAAGGATTATCAGCAGCAGAGATACGAAGACTTCGAAGACAGTTAAAACAGAAAAAACAATCCGTTGATCCAAAAAAAATAGCACAATTAATCAAAGCAGGCGTACAACCATCACAATATACCTCACTTCAAGGGTTTAAAAAAGGTGGCGCAGCTACTAAAAAAGTATCAAAAGTGATGAAAGAGTTTAAAGATAAGAAATTAAACATTGGAAAATCCAAAAAAAAGGTAAAATCACGTAAACAAGCTATTGCAATAGCACTTAATCAAGCAGGAATTTCTAAAAAACGTAAAAAGTAAGTTGTAAAAGTGATTATTAAGTCTAATATTGACATTATGGTTACTGCAACAGAACGTTTACAGGAATTTTTTAATCATTTGGTGTCTTTTTGTGATCAAAATACAAAAAGTCAAGAAGATCAGGTCCTTTTAGCGGGAGCCATGATGGCTGTAGCTAAAATGTTGTATCATAATAATTTAAGTGAGCAAGAATACGATCAAATTATGGATCATAACACAAGAGACTTGATAAATTTGTTAAAACCTACTATACATTAGCCATGGCAACTGGAATAGAAGAAATTTTAGAAAAAACAGGATTAAAATCCAAAGATATTAATGCAAAAAATTATAAAAAATTAAAATCTCTTTTATCTGATGAAGATATAAAAATTATAGAAAAAAAATTAGGAATAGACGAAATTGCAGAAGCATCAAAAGAAGAAACAAAACTTGGAGGATTAAAAGGAGCATTAGGTGCTGCAGGTAAAACAAAAGATAAAAAACCTAACCCAGGTGATGCAGGTGGTTCAACTGAAAAACCAATTAAACTTGGAAAAGGTAAAATTGTAAAATTAGCAAAAGGTGGTTTCCCTGATTTATCAGGTGATGGTAAAATTACTCAAAAAGATATTTTGATGGGTAAAGGTGTAATTAAAATGAAAAAAGGTGGTATCGTTAAAAAGAAATCATCTAGAACAAGAATTGCCAAAAGAGGTTTTGGTATTGCAAAGAGAGGTTATTAATGAAATTTAAAAATGCAAAAATGACGGAAGTTCCTCAAAAAAATCCGTTTCCAAACAGAGGTACAGCTTCAACTGCTGAAGTAAGTATTTCTCCTTTTGTTGTAAAACAAAACAAAGGAAGTGGACCACAAGGGCAGACAAGTAATGCTCAAATTAAAAAGGTAGCTTTCAAAGGCATAAAATAGTATAATTCT